AATCTACCGTACTGGGGATGTGATGGATGGTGGTGCTCATATAACGTTCAGCGGTCTTGGTGAAGTCCAGGGTTTACCTGATACACCAACAACCAATGGTTCAGCAACATCTAAAATATATGTGGATTTGCAAATTAATACAATTGCTACAGCCGCAAGCATTCACAGTGCTGATGATACTCGTCATTTAACCAATCTTGAAGATTCGTTGTTATCAGGATTGGATTTGCCACTATTGTCTTCTGCTGATGTTAATCAGTTGATTGGAATGTCAGGTCCCATCCAAACACAATTGGACCAAAAAGCAAACAAGGCCGCGACAGCGGTAGATGGTAACATTGCTGGGTTCGATGTCAGCGGTGACCTATCAGATACTGGTTTTTCAATTAATGATGCTATATCGACTGCCAACAACTTATGGTCAGCAGCCCATATAGATGCTTCTAAGGCAAATCGAGTATCTGTACCAACTGATGGTAATCTTGCTGGTGTGGATGCTCAAGGACACCCAACTGATAGTGGTTTTAAACCTGTTGATTTTTCATTATCGGGTCATGCTCATACAGTCTCCGATGTTACAGATTTTGCAACAGAAGTAGATTCGCGAATTGCAGTATTCTCATCAGATGTTGCCATTGTTATGGATAACCTCGCTGATGTTACAAGTACGGGGTATGTTGCTGATAATGTTCTGATGTATAATGGAACTGTGTGGACTAATCAGAGTCTACTAAAAAGCCACATTTCAGATTTTGTTGAAAATGGTTATGTTCACACCTCAGGCATTGAAGCAATATCTGGTGATAAAACGTTTAATGATGATGTATTCGTAGATGGTAATTTAACTGTAAACGGAACCATGACAGTAGTTAACACCACAAACCTTGAAATTTCAGATAAGAACATTGTTCTTAACAATGGATATTCGGGTTCGACTCTTGGTGCTGATGGAGCAGGTATTACTGTTACGCGAAATGACGGGATTGATCCGACTGCTAATTTAAAATGGAATGAATCTAACCAAGTGTGGATGGGTGGTTTAAATGGTTCCGAAAAAGAAATTAGTGTAAAAGGCCACTTTCATCACCCAGATTATGAAATTCATTCTGGTAAGGGTCCTGCTAGTGGTGGGGGTGAAGAAATATACACCACCACTAATGCATTTACAGCCCCAGATGTAAATAAGGCTGCTCTTCAAGTTTTTGTTAACGGAATAAAAGCTAGAGAGGGTGCAACGAAGGATTTCACAGTAACAGCACCAAATACTATCATATTCACTGCGGGTTCTGAACCTGTAGTTGGCGATGATGTTGAAATTTATATTTTCGGTTAATAGGGAGTAATTATGTCCGGAGTAAAGCCTAAGGGTTATCAATTAAACATTGCAGATATTGCAAGCAACATTGCTGCTGATTCTACAGCAATTCGAGGTTTAGCAAGTGGTATGTTATCTGATGTCACATCTAATGCAGAATTAAGTACAGAGTTTGTTAGAAGAGATGGAACACAATCATTAATGGGGAATTTGGACGTAAATGGACATAACCTGATTAATGTTGGTATAGTTGATGGTAGAGATGTTTCTTCTGATGGGAGTCTGTTGGATTTACACTTGGGGGACCTGAGTAAGCATCGGTTAATTAATGATGCTGGTTCAGCAACAACTGAATTGTGGTCGGCTAATAAAATATCAACAGAGTTCGATGGACTAGGGATGAATAGTCTATCTGATGTTAACGTACCATCACCGTCAGTTGGTGATATATTAGTGTTCAATGGTTCCGTTTGGGGTCCGCTGGCATACAATAAACGGTACGAAGGATCGGTTCAAACAACAGACGAAACCACCACAACTATTACTACAGTCAATATGGTTGATAATTCTGTTTCTACTTTCGTTGCGTATGTTCAGGGTTATGAGATAACTACTGGTAATATGAAAAGTGAAGTGATTCGTGGAGCCATTAAAAATCACGGTGGGACTACAATCATCGTTGGTTCTAATGATGAATTTGGTTACGAGGATGTTGGATCTAGTTCTTGGAGTGTTGCAGCAATCGCTAACAATGGTACAAATAGTTTAGAGGTTACAGTAACTGGTCAGGCTGGAAAAACAATTGCTTGGCGATCTAGGGTAGAACTACTTATCGGGTAATAAAAAAGGGGGCTGCTAGCCCCCTTTTTTAGATATATGCACCTAATATTTAGTCTTGTTCGCCTTCCTGATCAGATGGAGGACCATCAGTGCTTCCATTGATAACTGCTTCATATAAATATTCAAGCGTATCGTGTTCGCTCTGGATGTCTGTGAAGTCGTGTTTGTGATATGCTCGAACCATTTTATTAAAAACCTTTTTCTTTACTCCGAAGGTTTCTTCTGCTGATTCTCCAATATCTTTCAATGCGTCGCGTTGAAAGTCGATTTCGAGTAAGCAACGATCAGCCTCTACTACCATACCTTTGAGGCCTTTTCTTTCTTCTGCTGATAATGTAATTCCGGACATTTGATATTCCCTTAACTAAGTTTAACGAATTTTGCAGGGATTATTTTACGGATATTTGAAGCGTTTTACAACAATTGATACTGTCACCTGAACCAAGTGTTGTAATTGCCTGGGAAATCAGCAGGGTCAAACAGGTATGGTAATTGACTGGCGAAGTGAATGCGGGCCTGTAATAAGTCCCCAGCCAATATCCGTGATGTTCCGTTAATGAAGTGCGGGCTACTTGGATATACTACTAATGTTCCTCGTCGTGGATTAAAACCAAAATCCCATATAGGGAATTCTAATTTCCCGCCATAAACTTCGTAGTCATAGTCAAAGTCTTGGCCGTCGTGATAATCACTTAAAAACACTACTGCTGTCAGATCTCTATCTCTTGTTTTCACCCATTTTTTATTTATCCAACTACTACTTTCACACAGTACTTCACCATCCGAACCGGTGGGGAAATATTCAAATGATATCTTTTCAGTTCCCCGGTATCCGGTTCCAAAATAGTTTTCGATGTTTGGTATTAATGGAATTAGGCGTTCAAATATGGATTCTTCAGACTTGTCGTGGTGCTTCATCATTTTCACAGGCAATCCTTCCGAATCCACATCCGGTGAGTAGAAACCTAGGTCGTCAACGATTTGTTCACATTGTTTAATATTTAAAAAATTTTCAACAATATAAAAGGGAGGTCTTGGTGTAGCCATGATTAATATTCCATATTTTCCAATTTATCCAATGCTTCCGTATTAGCGTGTTTTAATATATCCGAAAATGATACATCAAGTTCTACTAATTGTTCAAGCAATTCATGTATCTGTATTTCACGCTCAACCTTTACATCAGTTACTGACTCTTGAATTTCTTTCCAAGGTTCAGCACTTTCTCTAATTTCATCGTGTGGCTCGTTCAATCTTGGATTTATTAGAAATTTACCTTTTTCTAATACATTCTGTCCTATCAAAACAGGGTATTCCATTGAACTTCTATCATTTAGATTAAATTCCACATCTGTAAGTAACTTTCCGTTAATTCTGATGTTCGCTTTAATTACTGGTCGGTATTCAATACCAGAATCTGCAGATTTGACGGCTTGCTTATCCAATAACGGAGCAGTTATTACGTTCGTTGATAAGGTTTTATTGATAAATTTGACTTTTCCTGATTTGTTGTGAATTTCCCAACTGTCTACGTGTAGCGAACTAACATCTGCCCCAGTATCAACTTTTCCTTGTAGTGGTTTATGCCCTGAAAACGTAGTAAAATATAGGTCCACTACATCACCAATGTGGTTTTCATCGGTTTCTTCTTTTTCGGATACCAAATCTTCGGATGGTTTTTGGATAGTCTTAACTGTTGATGGTACCAAGGCTTTCCGTTCACTCAACGTCCAAACAAAAACAATTAATTGCTCCAATTCTTTTTCTTTTATTTGGTCAGCATATTCATCAGATACTGTGAAAGTTATTATTGGCCGTGTTGGTTGTTTTTCATCACTCACATATTCGTTGAAAGGATTTGATGTCGCTTTATGAAAAATATACGTGAGTCCCTGAATTGAGAAACTATCAGTAAATTCAAATTTACCTTTTTTGAATTCGGTTTGTAATTGATTTAAACTTTTGTATTCCATAGCAGTTCACCGTTACAGTTTAATTGGTTTGGTTGTAGTATCCGTGAATATCCACTAGTAGTGGTTCAACCCAATTGTCAATTGAATCTTCGAATACTAATGGAACCATTCCCTTCTCAACGGACATTAGAATTGAAATGTTGGTGATTGATTCACCTGTTAATTCATACCACATAATGGCGTATGCCGTGGCCTGCTTGAAATAATCATCAATCATGTTCTTATTTTTATCATTACTGGACGTTTTAAAATCAATAATGCTGAGTGTTCCGTTATATTCACCAATACAATCAACTCTTCCAGCCACCTTAAGGACATCGCTATATAATGCAACTTCTTGGGCTCTGATATTATCAATTCGATTGAGGCAATATTTTAGTTTATTGAACCCCCTAATATGCTCAGCGTCATACCCTTTGGTTGGTTTATCTTTATTGTTGAGATAATTTTCCACCATTTCGTGAATGGCGTTACCTCTATCAGTCGCCCGTTTTTTCTCTTTTTCGGCTTTTTTATCACCAAGCATTTTCTGCCAATTATCCAACCATGGCTTTTCCTTGGAACCAAGTACAGTAGTTATGGAGGGATATTTGTGACCATCGGGTGTCACATAATGTCTTTTTCCACCAACATTAGATACGGTTAGTTCTGGAATTGGGGCATGCCCGGTGTGCGTAAACACCAAATTAATCCCCGGACAGCCGCTTGTTCATTTTGGTTAACGTCTTCGAAATTGCTTTTCCTTTTGTGATTCGAGACTTGCGGGCGATGGTTCCTTTTTTTGACCTCATCACTTTCCGTCCGTGACGCACTTTAAGTGGATCTTTTCGTTGTGCACAAGATGATGGTTGTGATACTATCTTACCGGTTCGTTGTCCAGTCGCGCAACGATATCTGATTTTCATTGTATTGCCAAAGCGCTTATATTGACGAAGTGCACTTTCTTCAAGGATGTCCTCAAATTCGAAAATCTCCCCATGCTCATTTTCCAATACTGGAACGAAAGTTTCATATTCTTCGCTTTCGGTTTGGGGCATTGAAGATAAACGTTTTTGTAGTCCTGCTAATTTTAGTTTCAAATCGGCAATTTGTCGTTGAATGCTAGCACGTGGTCCAGTTTGTTGTTGGGCGGCAGCTCGCTCGTCACGCGCTATCTGTTGATTTTGGGTGGCTAATCTCTGAGGGTTGCTCTTGTTCAGCCGTGCTTTTCGTCGAAGTTCGCTTTGTGTACCAGATAGGTTGTCTAAATCAATATCCACCATAGTTTCTGAAAGTAGATAATCAGTAAAGGACAATCCCTCTTTCACGTCTTCTTCATCCCCAGATTTGTTACCACCTGCCTTCGATTTGTGTTTACTTTGTTCACTAGCAATGCGTAATGCTGAGGTCACAAAAGAATGTGCTCTGGAACCTATGTGCTGTTGCACAGTAGCATTATCAACTGATGATATCTCGCCCGCCGCCTGGAGTTGATTTATAAATGACCCCACTGAATCTGCAGAAATGCCGAATATTTTAGTTAATGTATTTCTTAAAAAAGATAAGTTATCAGCCATTTTTTAGTTCTCTCGTAGTTTTTTGGAAATCAAATCAGCCAGGTCGGAAACAGAAACTTCTTCGTTTTCCGCTGATATTGATGTTTCTGCTTCTGAGGCTTGGTCGTGTTTATACTTTGCCAGTTTAGCTAAACGTTTAGCTTCTTTATCCTCGTCCTTTTTGTCTTTGTAGTGAGCTTCCATGTCGAGGACTTCTTCTTCCTGTTTAACTTTGGAAGCAGCAGATTGGGCAGTGTATTCAGCTGTTTTGGACTCAGCTTCAGCTTTCCTTGCTTCAGCTTCAGCTTTTTTTGCTTCAGCATCAGCTTTCATAGTATCAATCACTTGCTGAAGTGCTGAACCCGCAGCCTTATCACCGTCACTATCTTCAAGACTATCAGCAGTCATATCGGAATCATCCTTTGAATCATCATCTTTTGAATCATCATCTTTTGAATCATCATCTTTTGAATCATCATCGTCTATTTGCTGTTCTTCTTCTTCATCTTCAGGAATTTCTCCCCATTCAACATCTATTATGTTGAAATTGTCTTTTAATTTGAATAGAATTTCAGCGATTTCCAATGTTGATGGTTCATCAGGATTGTCATCGTTATCTTCATCATCCATTCCCGCCAACATAGAACTTAATGCTGATTCAAACTCTTTGCTTTGTTCAGCATCAACATATACTTTTACAACATTTCCCTCTTCATCCTCCAATCCAAATGATACTACATCTTCATCATTCATTTTGGATTTTTTCTCAGCAGCATCCAATTTGTATACCACATCTGCTTGTTCGAATGTATCATCACTTTCCAAAAAAGTACTTAATGGCTTTCATGTGAAAGTTG